GCGCCGGATACCTTGCCGCTGCCCCGATCTGGGACGACGTCAAAACATTCAGCGGCTACCCGTGGCGCGGCATCGTTGACACCGTCACCGCCGGCTATCCATGCCAGCCGTTTTCCCAAGCGGGACAGCGGCGCGGCGCAGACGACCCCCGGCACCTATGGCCCCACGTCGCCCGCATCATCCGCGAATGTTCCCCGCGCTGGGTTTTCCTTGAAAACGTCGCGGGCCACACCAGCCTCGGTGCAGAGGCCGTATTGCGAGAGTTATGGGGAATGGGCTTCACGCCTGCGACTGGCCTATTCTCAGCGCAAGAAACGGGCGCGCCGCACGAGCGATTGCGCTGGTTCTGCGTTGCATACAACACCGGCATGGACGACGCCACAAGCCCACGACGTGACGGCGCTCTGGGGAACGCCACGAGCATCGGACGCGGAAAAGGGCGGGCCGAACCAAGTGTTCGGGGCGGGCGGGATTCCGCTGCCCGCACAAGCGGCGAACTGGCCGACGCCAGCGGCGCGCGACCAGAAGGGCAGCAGCCCGGGTTCAGTAACGCGGCGGGACGGAAAGAGCCGGTTGGACATGTTGGACTTTGCCGCCGAACAAGCATTCACGCCCCCAGACCCGACGACATTGAAGTCTGGCGTCGAACCCCGCGCGACCTATTGCCGGCTATTGCGCTACGCGATGCGGCGGCATGGGAGAACCATCACGCGGCGACTGTGGCGGTCACGGGACAAGCGGCGCCTGAACCCGATTTTCGTAAGCTGGTTGATGTGCTTTCCGCCCGGGCACGCTCTTTGCGATTGCTCGGAAATGGCGTTTGCCCATTGGCAGCGGGATATGCGTGGCGCACTCTCGCATCTGCCCACGGCCTCGGGGCAGTGGATTTGGAAGCCGCCGGACCGGGCTAAGCCTTTACAGCAATTGGAGATGTGTTTTTGACCAAGATCGAATGGACCGAAAAAACGTGGAACCCGATTGTCGGGTGCACCGTGGTCTCGCCGGGGTGCACAAACTGCTACGCCATGAAGATGGCCAACCGACTGGCGGCCAACCAGCATACGCCGCACTACGCCGGCACAGTCACGGACAGCAACGGTGGCCCGGTGTGGACCGGCAAGGTTGCAGAGGCCCCGGCCGCCACTCTGATGGCCCCGACGCGCCGGAAGAAGCCCACCACCTACTTCGTCAATTCCATGGGCGATCTTTTCCATGAAGACGTGCCGGATGCGTGGATTGACAGGGTGTTTGCCGTCATGGCGCTTTGCCCACAGCACCGCTTTCAGGTTCTCACCAAGCGTGCCGCCCGGATGCGCGAGTATTGCCAACGTCGTTTTAGCGATATCGCCCTCAACGGGCCGGCCAGCGTGATCCTTCTCGCCGATCCCGCCCACGCCGATCCCGCCGCCCACGCCGACATTGCCCCCGATGGCACGCATGTCTCGCTCGGCGTGTGGCCCCTTCCCAACGTCTGGCTTGGCGTCTCCACCGAAGATCAACGCCGCGCAGACGAACGCATACCCGACCTTTTGCGGACGCCCGCTGCCGTGCGGTTTGTCAGTGCCGAACCGCTGATCGGGAAGGTCTCATTGGGCCATCTCAGTGCGGGCCTCGACTGGGTCATCTGCGGAGGCGAATCCGGCAAGGCGTCCCGGATGATGGACCCTGACTGGGCGCGATGGCTGCGCGACCAATGCGCTGTCGCCGGCGTGCCGTTTTTTATGAAGCAGATGACCGGCAAGCAGCCTATTCCCGCCGATCTGATGGTGCGGGAATTTCCCCCGTCCCACCGATGCCCGTAACCCTGGAATTCCCGCCACGCCTGATGCCGGCCCCGCAGGCCGCGCATTTCCTTGGCGTGTCGCAATCCAAGCTGCTGACCCTCGACCTGCCGCGCCGGCTGCTGGGCAGCAAACGGCTCTATCACATCAACGATCTGATCGCCTATGCTGACGGCCTACCGGTCGAAGGCAGCGAGGGCGAAAACTCATGCGACGGATTGTTCGGGGCGAGCGCGTGAAACTGCCACGCGTGCATCGTGTCACCAAGCCCGGCGGTGCGGTGCACAAGTATCACCGCCGCACCCGTGCGCCACTGCCCTCAGACATCCCCGAAGACCACCCCGACTTCATCGCCGCCTGGACGGCCGAAGAAGCCCGCAAGCCGGTGCCGAAGTCGCCGCACGCCGAAGGCACGATCGGGGCCGGCTGCGTGGCCTACCTCGCCTCGGCTTCCTTCGCCGGCCTTGGAACCAGTTATCGCGCCGTGATCCGCCGCCACGTCGAAGCGATCCGCCTGGCCGGCGGCCAGGGGCGCATGGCCGACCTGCGCCCGCGCCACATCGAGGCCAACATCGAAACCCTCCTGCCGTCAGTAGCCCAGGCGCGCATGAAGGCCTGGCGCAAGCTGGGGGCCTTCTGGCGCGTCCAGGGCTGGGTGACGGCCGATCCGGCCGGGTCGGTGCGCAGCCAGCGGCTTCCGGCGACGCCGGGCCACCCGGAATGGCAGCCGGAAGATGTCGAACGGTTTCGCGCCCACTGGCCGGCGGGGTCGCCGCAAAGGCTGGCGTTCGAGCTGCTGCAGTGGACAGGGGCCCGGGCCAGCGATGCCGTCCGGCTGGGTCCCGGGATGGTCCGCGCGAACGGCCTCATGGTGTTTCGCCAGTCCAAGACCGGCGTCGAAGCAATGGTGCCCTGGACCCACGCCCCGGCCGACCTGGAATGGCAGCGCCAGCATTTGGTCACCAGCCTGGCCCAGACCACCAAAGGGCTGGTGTTCATTCGCACAGCGTCCGGCAAGCCGCGATCGATCAAGGCCTTCAGCTCGTGGTTCTCCGGCGCCGCCAGTGCCGCCGGGCTGGGTGACCTGGCGGCTCACGGCCTGCGAAAGTATCGGATGAACCAGCTGGCCGAGTTCGGCGCAGGGGTGCTCATGATGCAGGCCTGGGTCGGTCACACAACGCTCTCCGAAGTCGAGCGCTACACGCGCCGGGCACAACGCGCCAAGGCCGTTTTGGGAACGGAACAGAAACAGAACCCTGTAAACCCGGACCGCCGCAGGCGTAACTAGTCGGCGTTTTCAAAGGGTTACAAGGCAACTGGCGATCCCTGGAGGACCACGTTTATTCCCTGTATTCAAAGGGTTGCGCGATAAACCGACCCACCCCACCCCCTTTGATTTTCAACGGAAATTTCGGGCGGGTGTAAACTGTCGAAACGGCGCCTGCGGTCCCAACGAATTCTTCACGTCTCTTGCTTAGGTGGTGAGCGCGAAAGACGGAACAAGCACAACCGTTAACGATTTGTTAATATTTGCCATGGCCCTCCGATTCGCGATCCTCTTGGTGATGCTGGCTGGCCCGGCTGCCGGGCTGGAAACGGTGGCGACGATTGCCGGCCACGCAACCGTCAAGGACGGCGATGGCATCCTGTTCGGCAATGTCGAGATTCGCCTGCAGGGCATCGCGGCACCCGAACAATCGCAATTCCCGGTCGGCCCTGACAGCACCGACAATCTGGCCCGGATCATCGCAGGCCACGACAAAATCTGGTGTGCACTGGATGGCTCCACCGCCAACCGCCGCCCGGTCGGCGTGTGCTTTGTCGACGGTCGCGACGTTGGCGAAATGCAGGTGCGCAGCGGCCACGCGCGCGATTGCCCGCATTTTTCGGGCGGGCGCTACCTGGCGGCAGAGCAGGACGCGATTGCCCATGGGTTGGACCTGAGCCGCGCGTATCCATTGCCGGGATACTGCGAGCGGTAATTCTAGACCCACTCCCCCGCCGCCACGTCCAGCGTGCGCGCCGCGAAGCGCAGCAGCCAGCGCTGGTCATAGATCGGGGCGCAGCCCGGCAGCCTCAGCGCGCCGGCGAGGGCCTGGCGGGCCAGGTCGACCATCTGGTCGGCCTCGGCCGTCTGCAACACCAGATCAGGCCCGCGCCAGATCATGGCGCCGCGCTCCGGACTGACGCTGTAGGTGACGGGCGGGTCGGGCTCAGCCGCCACGGCCGGCGGGTCCGTCCGGTGGTGGCGGGCCGAAGGCAGCGGCCGCGCCGACAAAGACCGCGCAGCTGCCACCGCTGGCACGGGTGACCAGCAGCGTCCAGCTGCCGGTGACCTCCGAGGCCCAGACCTCGACCACCGAGGTGGCATCGATCAGGCCGACAAAGCGCAGCGCTTCGCCATAGCGTGCGGTCAGGGTGGCGGCGACCAGGGCCCGGGGGCCGCAGGGCGCCGCCGGTTCCTGCGCCCAGGCACCGCTGGCGGCCAGCACGGTCACCAGCGCCAGGCCGGCGCGCCTAGCAGCCGGCATCGATGGTGCGGACCAACCGGTCGACGGCAATCACGAAATCGTCCGCGCCCTGGTCCGGCACGCTGGCACCCACGTCGGCCACGGCCGAGGCCATGCCGGCGCAGAAGGTGGCGCGGGTGTCAGTCGGGGGCGCGGCGGCGCAGGCGCTCACGAGCAGCATCAGCGCCACCGGGCAGCGTTTCATCCACATCATCCAGTCGCTCCTTGAGTTGCGCGTCGGCCCGGCCCTGGGCGTCCGCCTGGCGGCCGCGCTCTTTCTGGCGCCCATCGCGTTCCCGCTTTCTTCCCCAGCCCCACAGACCGGCCAGCGCCGCCAGCAGGGCCACGAGACCGGTGACCAGGCCACCGGCCCCGCCGGTCAGCAGGCCGATCAGGCTGCCCAGGCTCATGACGGCCCCAGGCTGCGCTCGATCTTGTCGCGGATGCCGATCAGGCCCAGCCCGAGATAGATCAGCGCCGCGGCCGAGCTGTCGCCGGTGCCGGTCAGCATCGCGATCAGTTGCCCCAGTTCGGACAACGGGGCCGAGGCGGCGAAGGCGGTCTTCGCGGCCCCGGTGGCGATGGCAGCGACACCTGCCCACCAGGTCAGCGAGGTCGGGTGCAGATATCTCATGCGGTGTCCTTTCGTGTCAGCGAAGAGAGGAAGGCCAGCAGGCGGGCCAAGAGGCCGCCAAGAGGCGGCGCGGCCGTTGCCGCGGCGCGGGCGCTCTTGTCGTCCCACGCCGCCTGCATCGCACGATGAAGGGCCGCGCTGGTTGCCGGGCCGGCGATGCCGTCGATGGCCAGACCGTGCCCGGCTTGAAAGCCCGCCACGTCGTCGCGGCCAAAGCCCAGCAGCACCAGCGCGGCGCGGGCAAACCACAGCTTGCGATCGGTCAGCCCGTTGACCCCGCCGTTGATGGCGCGGGTAATGGCCTCGATGTCGTTGGCGTCGGCCAGCGCGTTCAGGTTGTGGGTCGACCAGAACCAGATGGCCGCCAACCCTTCCCACGGGTTGGTCAGCACGGCATCGGGGTCGGCCTCGAAATCGGGGGCGGCGGCGTTCATCGCGCGGGCCCAGCGGGTGAACCGGCGATAGTTGCCGCGCCCGGTGATCTGGATCGGCCCGCGGCCGCGAAACCGCTTGCCGTCGCCGTCGCGCTCGGGCGTGTTGCCCAGATCGGTGCGCGTGTCATAGCGCGCCTGCGCCCGGGTCGGCCCCCACAGCTCGCGGTCATAGCGGAAGCCGCCGCTCTCGTGGCCGATCTGGGCGATCAGATGCGCCAGCCGGTGCGGGCGGTCCAGCCCGAAGCCCGGGCCGAAATCGCGCAGCGCGCGGGCCTGGCTGCGCATGTTGTCATTGACGGCACGGCCAGCGATGGCGGCCAGGGTTTCCGGGTCCATGATCATGGGCTCCTTTTCGGCGTCACGATGTTTGGGTCGGGTCGGGTCAGTCCGCGCCCTTGCGGGGCAGGATGGTGAAAGGCTCGCTGGTCCGGTGCACGCGCTTGGCCGGGATCAGCCACTCAAGCCAGCGCAAGCGCTCTGGCAGCAGGTCGCCCAGGGGTGCCACCACCGTCCAGACGGTCTCGGTCAGATAGGTGCCGGGCGGCAGGTGAGAGCAGCGGGGATCGCCGGGGGCCCACCAGCTCAGGTCCTTGCCGATCAGCGGCCCGGACACCGGCTGGTAGGTGAAGGGTCCACCAAGCGCTTCACAGGCCACCAGACCGCTATGGCCGCCGGGGATCACCTCGCGCACGACCACGCTGTAACGGATCACTGTGGGCCGGTGGATCGTGCGGCTGAACCGCAGGGCCGGGGGGCGGCGGCCCGCGATGGCGTCTGAAAATTCGACCTCGCCCGGATCGAACCACAGCGCCGTCGCCGGGATCATGGCGCCGATCAGATAGGTGGCCAGCAATCCCCAGAACAGGGCAATGCGAATGCCGCGCAGTTGCCGTTTCATGGCCGGGGGCGCCCGACGACCACTTCGCGTGCAAAGTCGAGAAGCCGTTCAGCGTTGACGATCAGCACAACAATGAACACGACCACGGCGGCGCCACGCCCGGACACGAAGACGAAGCCGTCAAGGCGGCGGTAAAGCTTGATGATCTTCAAGAGCACCGACACCTCGTCGCGGTTGAAGACATAGGCCGGCCCCGTTCCGTCGCCGCTGTCTTCCACCAGCGCCTCCATCTTGCCGATCAGGTCGGCCAGTTTGGCTTGCTGCCCGCTCATACCCCCAGCACCCCGTCGACAATGGCGCGGGTCGTGGCGGTGGCCGTGTCGACGGCGGCGTCGACGGCGGCGGCGTCGGGCGCCAGAGCGATGGCGTCGAGCGCCGTGTGGCGGGCCGCCTCGATCGCGGCGTTGGCCGCCCCCCAGCCGGCGGCGCGGCCCATGATGGCGGCAGCGGCGTCGGGCAGCGCCGCCAGCCCCTTGCCTTGCCGATAGCCCTCGACATGGGGCGCGGCCAGCGCGTCGGCGCCGGCGTCGATCACGCGGCCCGCCTCGATCACCTGCATGGCCTGGGTCAGCAGCATCCGGGGGTCGCCAGGCACCACGCGCTGCGCCTCGTGATCAAGCGCACGCCGCAGGCTGTTGACGGCCTGCGCGCGGTAGGCGTCCAGCGCCAGCGGGTCGAGCCCCTGCCAGTCGATGGCGCCGGTCTGCGCCGGCCACACCGGGTCGGCCGCAGCCAGAAAGGCCAGCACATTGGCGGGAATCTGGATCTCGGCCTCCAGCTCGGCCCGGGCGTCGGCGGCCAGGCCGCCCACCATGACGGCCGCGATCTGCACACAGTCTTCGGGCGGGCGCCCCTGGGCCGCGTTGGCGACAGCCAGCCGCACCAGCGCCCGGGGCCATGTGGCCAGCGACGGGTCGGGCACGCGGGCGTAAGCGTCGCGGAGAAAGTCGTTGACGGCTGTCAGGATGTTCATGGGCGGCGCCCCTCTTTTGCTTGATGCTGCTCAGTTGTTGTAGGCGTGCCAGCGCCCATGGACGTGGGCGTGGACATCCATCGTGTCGCCACTGGCGAAGTTCGTGGCACCGCCCTGCCGGTAGACGCGGACCTTGCAGGTTGTGGTGGTGACCGAGAGCACCCGAATGGCGCCAATCACATTCCACGCCGGCGTCATCGTCGCGCCGTTCGGAGTGGCCGTCACGATGATGTCGACAGCATTGATGAAAGCCACCGGGAAGGTCCACGTGATCTCGAGATAGGACGTCGTGGCATAGACCAGCGTCAGGTCGGCCCATGCCTGCATGGAGCCATCCGCAAACTTGGTGTAGCGTCCGCTGCCAGCGACCAGATCGGTCTTCATGATCCCGGCGGTGGGGATGCCGGTGCCGTCTTCGGTTGGCGTGCTGACGATGTTGCCCCGCCGATATGACCGATCCCGCTCGCTCGTGGTGCTGGTCGTCATGGTTCCCAACGTCGGCCAGTCCCCCGACAACAAGTTGGGCCAATTGGCATGGTTGGGAAGGTCGAGCAGCGCCCGCACGAAGGTCTCGCGGCTGTCGAAACTGGCGTCCGTAAAGAGACCATCGCGCGGATAGTCTCGGAACACACCTTCAAGTGCTGCGGCAATCAACGCCCGGTTCATGTTGGCGGTCAGATCGTCATCCGACGACACCGTTACCGCCGCCACGCGACTGCCATCAGCGGCGCCCGTATCAATGGTGAAGGCATAATAGGGCGCCTTGGTCGGGTCACCGGCATGGGCGCGGTTGGTTGCATTGTTCAGGACGGCAAGGTCATTGGCGTGCGTGACGGCAATACCGGTCGGCGCCACGACGTGCAAAGCGACATTATTGGCGACGGCCTCGATCAAGCCGTTTTGGATGACCACCTTTCCGCCGGTCAAAGCGGTCTCGACCGTGTAGTAATACTGGCTGGATGCGAACTTGATCAGGTCGCCAGCAAGGATCGTCCCGGTGCCGGTGTCCACCCAGATGTCTGTGTCACCAACGGCCAATGACCCGCTGTTGACCAGATAGCCCGCCCCCGTGCCGACAGTCTCGGTCTGGTAGCTGGCCCGCCCGGTGACGCATTCCCCCCGCTCCCGGATTGGATATGGAGCGCCTCCGGGGTAATTGGCGTCGTAAAGGACGAAGATTTCTGTCGCGTCTGTCATTTGAAATCCTGCCGGGCTTTCGCATACCGGTTTGTGCAGGCGAGAATGTATCCGCTCGTCTGGCCACCCACGGCGATCTCGAATTTGTAATTCACGTTGCCGCTGATTGACTTATCCTCGTCCACCCAATTCCATGTGAAGGTGTTCGAGAATGAAATGCTGCTCACCCCAATGATCGGCGTGGCATAGACGGAATTGGAAATGATAACCCCGTCACGCTTAACCCGAATGAACGGCATCACGAAGCGATAGTCCGCGCCCCCCGGAGGGTTCGCAATCTCGTAAGCAAAGCTCACCGCCAGACTACAGGCGTAGCCGGCCTCGCGCGGAAAGTCCGGGATGTTGACCAGCTTTACCCATTTCAGCCCGGCACTGTTCGGCTCGTAGATCGGCCCGACCGAAACGGCATCAATTCGCGCTTCGGCCAACTTGAAGAACTCCAAGGACGTGGAGAAGTTGGCCAACTCGGGCGAGTCAATTGTTTCCGCAACGATGTGGGTTGCGGTGATTGTATCGGCAGCAATATGCGCTGCTTTGATCGACCCCGACGCAATCACCTCGTCGGCGTTGAAATAGATGCCGGTGACTTTCGTTCCGCTAACCGGATCGTCCGCCCCGACAATCTCGATCGAAGCACCGTTCGCGCGAAGAACCATACCGGCTTCGACCAGCCCGTCGCTGGTGGCCTTGGCAAAAGACAGCCACTCAGCAGTCGACCCAGCCAATACCGGCGCCGCGTCGAAACTGTGGATCTTGAACTTGCCGTAGGTGTAGCTGCGGATGCCCGCGTTGCTGGCCGCTTGAAAGCGAATTTCCATGCGCGGATTGTCGACATAGACGAAACCGGTGGGGCGCTTGATCTGCACGCTCACACGCTGCTTGAGACCCACGGTGTTGGAGAGCGTTATCGCGTCCGCGTCCATCCCGTCGATATAGACGATGGTGTCAACGTAGGTGCTGCCGGTCAGCGCCTGGAACCAGCGCACGCGTAGATGCGCGCCCTCCCATGTTCCGGCCACCAGCGACACCTCCAGCGTGACCAGCATCTCGTCGGTCTCGTTGGACAGCGGGAAGACGGTGTAGTCCCCGTCGCTCGCGTTGATCTTCAGAACAGGATTGGCCGCAGTGGGCGGGTTGAGTGTTTCGATCAGCGCCGCCGACCCATACGGGTTTCCGGTGCTCTCGGTGACGGTTCCTTCACCCACAGTCTGCCAGCCGTTGATGGGCGACCCGCCCGACCATGTTTGCAGCGTCGGGTCCAAAGCCACGCCCGCACCAAGAAGCTGCGCCGACACCAGCGAACTTTGCTGTGCTGACGCTGCCGACCCGCTGGCGCCGGTCGCAGACCCAGCCGCCGCGTTCTCAGAGACCAGCGCGTTGCCTTCTGATGTGCTCGCGTTCAGTTCACTGGTCGAGGCTGCCGCCGCCGAGACCCCAGCCGCGGTCGCCTGCGCCGTGGCAATGGTCGCCTGAGCCGCGCTGGCCGTCGCCGCGCCGCCCGCCGCCCCGGTGCCTTTGGCTGCGCTCAGGTAGCCTTGCGGCCAGTATTCGTCCTGCATCTTGTTCACGCCCAGCAGGAACGGTGCGCTGCCGGTAAAGAAGAACGGCCCATTGGCGCTGATCGACGGATCGGTGCCAGCGATATTACCCACCTGCAATTCGTCCCAGCCGTCGGTGTCCGGGGTCAACGTCTTGGTGGCCACCGTGGCGCCGTTCTTGTCGGTGATGGTGACCGTGCAGCCTTCGTCGGAGGCGATGAAATAGTCGGTCAGGTCGGTCTGGGCCAACGGGAAGCGGTCTGACCGGCGGTAGTAGTTGGCGTAGTTGATGGCGCTGGTGCCGCCTCCGTCGCCGGTGATCGAGCCCGACGCCTTGGTCAGATAGTCGGTGGTGTGCCAGGCGGGGTGGCTGCCGAACTGAGCCAGCGTCCCGCCGCCTGCGGTGATACGTTGGCCACTGGTGTCGCGACTGACGATGATCTCGGACAGCGGTTCGAGGATCGCCTGGTCATGGGCAAACGTATCGAAATAGAGCGCCGCCAGCGCCGGGGCGTCGGTCTCGACTGACACTGTGGCTCCGGCAACCGTGCCTGACGCAAAGGTCAGCACCGTCACGCCGGCTGGCACCGTCACCCAGCTCTCAGCCGACAGGTCGATGTCGCCCTGCGTCTCGCTCTTCTTGGCGCGATATTTGCCAGCCGCCGACATCCACAGCACCACCTTGCAGGCGTAGGTGTCGAAATTGCGGGTCACATGGTGGACGAACAGATTGCCGGTGTGCGCCTGCGACCCCAGTTGCAGCCCGTAGACGTTGTTCTTGGCGCTGGCGCCCAACGGCTTGCCGCCGCTGCTCAGCACATCGCCCTGGGCCAGCACGACATCGGTCAGCGCACCGGGGCTCAAGGTTTGGGAGTAGGCCCCGTTGAGGTAGATCGCGGTCGCGGCCTCTTCGACCATCACCTCGTAGGTGTCGGCGATCAGGCATACCCGGTCGGACAGGGCGCCAGCGCCCCAGTTTTGATACTTGACCTGCACGGCCAGCGCCTTGGCTTCCAGAGCCTCGGCTGTGGCAAGGTCGGCCTGCGCTGTGGCGCTGACCGCGCTGGCGGCGGAATTGACCTCGGACACAGCCGCCGATGCCGCGTCACGCTTGGCGCTCAGCGCCGCCGACACGTCCTGCATCTGCATCAGGTCGACGCGGAACTTCGATGCCTCACTGCCAGGGTTCTGGCGGAAATGCGGGAACAGCCGGTCGGCGGTGGCACTGGCCGAGGTCCAGTTGACCAGGTAGTCGCAGCCCATAGACGCCCGGTCGGTATCGGTCACATCGGTGTCGAGCCCGAACAGCACGGTGAGGGTGAAGGCCCCATCCGCAACCGCCTTGTCGGTCTTGGTCGACAACTGGATGTTGTTCTCCAGCGACGTGACCCCAGCCCAGGTCGAGATGCCGATCTTGTAGGCGCCGGTCCCGCCCGTGCCATCGGTCACCACCTTGGCCGTGACCGTCAGCTTCAGCGCCGTGCCAGCGGCGGGGTCGAGCGCAAAGCCCGCCTGTTGGCCCAACGTCTTGTTGCCAGTGTCCGGGAACTCGTAGCAGTCGCCGAAATCGGCGTCGCCGGTAACGATGCCGGTGGTCAAGGCGGTCTTGGGCGGTGCCGTGGTGCTGCTGGCGGAATAGCCTGTCCAGGCGCCGATGGGCTCGGCCAGCTCCACCGGGCCAACCAGGTCGAGAACGCCTTCGACCAGTGCCTGCGCCGCCGCCGCCGCCGTGGCCGCCGCTTCTGCCGCCGCCTTGTCGGCCGCCGATGACGTGGCCGCGTCGTCGATCTCCTGGTTCAGCGCGTCCGACAGGTCGATCGTGGTGATGCGGGTGTCGTTGCTGGTCACCGCCGTCCAGGCCGTGAAGGCGTGGGGCAGGTCGGTGATCAGGTCGGCGCGGACCTCGTAGGCGGTGTTGGCCAGGATGCCCTCGGCCACGATCACCTCGCCCAGGGCGAAATTGTGGGTCGATCCGGTGGACTGCACCACCGTGTCGCCGCTGAGACGGATTTCCCAGGCCACGCCGCTGACGCCATCCAGCGTCGGGGTCCAGCTGATCTTGAGCGCCGGCTGCCGGGCATTGGTGCCGTCGCTGATGTCGGTGGCCACCACCGCGAAGCCGGGCACCACCTGGGTCGCCGGCGGCGTCGTGGTGGTCGACGGCGTGTCCGACGGCTGCGTGTCGGCCCGCACCCAGTCGTAATCGGTGGCATCGCGTTCGCGCAGCGCCACACCCACCGCCAGCGACCGCGGATCGATCTGCATGGCCCCGGCTTCGAATATCTTGGCGCTGTAGCCGTTGCGTGTGCTGGTCCAGCTCACGGCCTCCAGCGGATCGACGGTCAGCATGTCCGGCGGGAACACGCCGCGATGTTGCCGGAACCGGCGCGCATCCTCGATCCAGGCCTTCATCAGCCGCTGCACTTGATCGGGGAACGGGACCGCCGGCAGGCTCAGGTCGGCGGAAAGCTGCCAGTCGCCGTCTTCGGCTTCGAGCGTGGCGTCATAGCGTGGCGGCGCGTCGGTCGCCTCCCACGACTGCGCCGGGTCCGGGAACGATGCGTGCACGGCGTTGAAGGTCTTGGCCAGGCCAGGAAACGGGTCAAGCTCCTGGTCGCGGGTGCGCAGCAAGTCGTCATCGGTGAAGAAATAGACCGGCAGTCCCACCGGGCCGACGCGGATATAGACGGTGCCGCCGGCCTCGACGATCTGGGCCGACGCGGCCTTGAGCAACTCCTTCTCGATGTCGAACGGTTCGTCGTTGACCCTGACCTCGAACCCGGCGCGATAGGCGGGCTCGGTGCCGCCGCCCTCGATCTCGGCCGCCGCGTCGCAGGCGTTCATCGCCGCCGCCCAGTTTGCATATGGCAGATCGGCCTCGGCCGCGCGGCCGCCATAGATCGACCCGTCCAGCATCGGGATGCCGCGGCGCAGGTTGTAGATCATGACGATGGGGTTTTCCGAGAACTCCCACGTCGCTGTGTCGCTCCAGCGGTGCGTGCCGGTGCCGCCCACGGTGTCATCCTTGCGCGGGTCGTAAAGATTGATGCCCCGGACCTCAAAGCGCACCTGGGGGAAGCCGTTGTAAACCTCGCGATCATACAGGAATGTCAGGATTGCATAGGCGACGCCGCGCCCGATCATGTCGGACGTCCACGGCCGCTCGGGATCGGCGGCATACTTGGCAACCAGGCCCGGGTCGGCGACGGTCTGGGTGCCGTCGTAGGTTTTCATCCACAGCCGCGCCGCGAACTCGCCCACCGCTTCGGCGCCATAATCGGCGTGCACCGCGCCTGACACATCGGCCTCGCGGTCGGCCAGCCAGAGCTTGTCGATCGCCGTGATCTGGACGTCGCTGACCGCGATGACATAGCTCAGATAGGCGTTGGGCGTGTTGCCGGCCGCGCCGTGGCTCATCGGCGGGGCGACAAACGACCCACCGGTGGCATAGCGGCCCAGGAGGAACCCCATCGGGTTGGACCCGCCATCCTGCGTGACCTCGGTCGCGATGCCGGGTTCGCGCTGGCTGCCGGCCAGCATCTGCGACAACAGCGAGAAGATGACGCCGCGGATCAGCTGCCCGGCGATGGTCGAGGCCGTGATGGCCGCCCAGGCGCCCTGGGCCAGCGCGCCAAGGGCAGCCGCCAGCGGACCGGCCTCGGCCGGCTGGGCGAGGAACAGGAATGCGGCCAGGACCGCGACGACAAGGCGGATCATACGCGGAACATCCTCTGGGCTTCTGTCAGCGACACCAGCCCCAGGCCGCCGGGCCGCAGCACGTAGATGCGCGCGCCCTGCACCACGCCCAGCGACTGGTCGATGTCGCCGTCCAGCACGGCGATGTCACCTTCGCGCCCGAAGGACGGCGGCACCTCGGGCAGCCACGCCTCGGCCAGGGCGATGTGATCGCCATAGCCCAGCCGCTCCAGCTTCAGCCGGCCCTCGTTCAGCGTCCGGTAACCGCGCCAGCCCCGGGCCGGGTCGATGCCGGTCATGGCCTGCACCGCGCCGGCCGCGAACAACGCGCAATCGTGCCGCCCGGGCCGGAAGCGCAGTCGCGCCACCCGATTGAGATAGTCTGTCAGCCGCACCCGCCAGTCGGGCAGGCGTTGCAATGGTTGCGGTTCGATCATCAGCTGCGCTCCTCGCCCCACCAGACCCCGACGCTGCCCGACACGCTGGCATAGCGGCGGAACCGGTCGTCGGATCGCAGCCGCTGGCTTTCGTCTGACCGTTTCAGCGCCAGCTTGCGGGTCATGTCGCGGGCGTTGCTGACCATTGTCACCTGCACCGTGGACATGCCGCCCTTGGCCGGCGTCACCACCGGCGCCTTGTCGATGACCCCGCGAAACACCCGCGGGATCGACACCAGGTCGCCGCTTTCCGGGTCGTGCATGCCCAGGTGCAGATCGGCCTTGGCCAGCCGCGCGTCATAGGTGCGGATCATGTCGGTGACCTGCGTGCTCAGCGGCGACAGCGTGACAGTCTGGCGGCGCACCACCGGGCCCGGCTCGAAGGTGATCGGGCCCACCTGCATCAGCGCCCCGGCGCGGGTGTAGGTGCGGCTGGCGCCTTCGACCGTCAGCGAAACGTCACGCCGCCCGGTCCAGATGCCGATGGTCTCGTCCAGCCCGGTGCTGCGGTTGCGGGCCGTTACCCAAAGATACCAGTGCGGAACCACCCCGACCCGGGCCGTGAGATGATTGATTGCGGCGCTGTCAAGCTGCATGGGTCAGAGACTTTCGATCCAGTCGAAGCCCGCCCCGACGCGGAACCCGCCAGCCAGGCGGCCACGCCGAAACGACCCCGGCACGATCAGCGCCAGGCAGGACGGCCGCACCAGCGTCACCGCATCGTTGCTGGCCAGCGTGGTCTGGGTGAAGGGGGTCAACTCGAACTCGGTGGTCGTGCCCGCCCCGTTGGCGGTAACGGTCTCGACCATCTCATGAAGATGCACGCCGCCGCCGCTGTCGGTGACCGACAGCCGATCGCCCCGGGTCAGCACATAGTTGGCAGGCAGACCCTTCAGGGCCAGGCGCCGCTTGTCAGCATTGACGGTGTCCAGCAACACGACCGACGCGGCGACCGCCGATCCGGCCGGGTCCGACGCCGGCGCCATCGCGAACGGGTCCGAGGCATGGAACGTCCGCTGCCCCTGCAAGAACGCCCCAATCAGTGCCTGCGTCTCTGCCCAGTCCGGCAGGCGCTGCGGCTTGAGCTGCACGCTGCCGCGCCACAGCCGCGGGCCATAGTCGGCGGTCAGGATCGCGCCGCCGCCGGTCTCGGAATGCTCGCGGTATTCGGCCAGCCACATGTCGCCGGCCAGATGATCGAGAAGCCCGAAGAAATCGGCATGCGCGGTGGGAAAGGTCAGCACAGCCATCAGCGCACCCTCGGATCGTCGGCGATCTCGCTGACCCGCGACGGCAGCGTCTGGTCATAGGCGCTGATGTGCTCGGCGGCCGCCGCATTGGCCTGAGCTTTGACTTGTGAGGCAAAGCCGGGCGCCTCCTCGACCCGAATATCGAGGATCATCCTTCCGCCGCCGCCACCGCCACCGCTGCCCGACAAGGCCGCCTGCGCCTGCGGCACGTTCAGCACCGCGCCCGATTGCGAGGGCACGAAGATTTCGGAGTTGGCGGTGTTTTCGTTGACCAGATATGGCTGCCCCGCGGTGACCGGGCCGCCACTGGCGCGCCCCCCCGACAACAGCGAGCCCAGGATCGACAGGAAGCCGCCGGTCGGCGAATTCGCAGCCATGCCGTTGAAGGCCGCCGCCAGCTGGGCCTGGGCGATCTGCGCCAGCAGCCGCGCCACGGCATCCTCGGCCGACATCGACCCCGACAGGATGCCGTAGAACAGGTCGGCCATGGCGTCGGCGCCACGCCTGGCATTGTCCTGGATGCGCGCCAGCTTGTCGGCCGCGGCGTCGGCCTCAGCGCCGACCGCCACCAGCGACGACGCCAAGTCGTCGATCTCGGCGGCCAGCTCAGGCGTCACCTCGCGCCCCTCTTTCTGGGCCGCATACAAGAGCTCGGCCTTGACCCGCGCATATTCCAGCGCGTCACCCAGCTGCCGGCCGCCCTCGGCCACCAGCACCAGCTGCGCGGCCTCCAGTTCAAGCTGGGCGATCTCGTCGCGATAGCGTGCCACCTGGTCGAGATAGCTGTCGCCCGACGCCGCGCCGCCGCCGCCGGCGGGAACGATCGGCACGCCGAAATCGATGTCGTTGGGCGGAGGCACCGGCCGCGGCGACGTGACCGGCGCCAGGGGCGAAATACCGATCACCGGCTCGCCAATCCTCTGGTCCGGTTCGTTGCTGTGGGTCACCGCGGCCGGTATGGCCGCCGCCACCGTGGCGGCCTCGGTCGCCACTGTCTTCAGCGCACCCGCCAGCGCGTTGATCCGGGAGATCAGGCCATCGACCGCGATATCGTCAAGGGCGGCGACGGTGTCGACCGCCGTGTTACCGTCTTCAATGATAGCTTTAAGGGCGTGCGTGAAGGTGTCGAGATTGATATCTCCAGACTCGAAGGCCCGAACGACGCTTCGAAGCTTGACGGCCAATGCCGCCAGCTGGTCGCTCCTTTGATTGGTGGTGATCAAGGCCGTGTTAATCGCCTGCACTTCGCTCAGCAGGCTTTTCGCAAAGTGAATCCCGTCGGCCGCCTGGTCCCTTTCCGGCGTGACTACAGCGCCGATGCCATCGGCCCAGTTGACGCCGACCTGAACGACGTCCAAAGAGAGCGCCTTCAGCGCGGCTCCAACGTGGGATGTCATTGCGGAGAACCGCTTGTCGATCTCGTCGGCCTTCTGGATCACCTCGCTGTCCAGGATCGCGCCGGCTTCCCGCGCCTGCCCCATCATGGTGCGAATGCCCCCAGCACCCTGCGCCATCAGCTCGACAAAGCGTTCACCGCCGGTGCCGCCGAAGATTTCATCGGCCACCCGGATTTGCGCCGCCCGGTCCAGGTCTTCCATCCGCTTGAATATTTCCAGCAGCAGCTCGGACGGGTCATGAAGCTGCTGCGCCAGGTCCTGTGCGCTCAGCCCCAGCCGCTGGAACGATTCCACCGCCGGCCCGGCCCCGGTTGCCACGAACTCGTCACCGCGCAGCGACAGCTCTTTCATGCCGTCGACCAGGCTGTCGATGGGAATGCGGGTCTGTTCGGCGACGAACTTGAGCGCCTGGAACTCATCCACACCCAGGCCCGAGCGCCGGGCCTGGTCGCCGATCTCGGCAATGCCGCGCACCGTGCGGCGGATGGCCCCGGTCGTGGCCGAGGCCGCCAGCGCCGCCAGCGCCGCCGCCCCGGCACGCCCGAAGGCGACAAAGCGCTCGGCCGACCGGTCGAGATTGCGGTTGATCTCGCGGGTGGCCCGGCCGGTGTTGCGCCGCGCGTCGCGCTCGAACTTGGCGATCAGCTTGTTCGACCGGTCGATGGCCCGGTTCAGGTCGCGGTCACGGGCCGCCAGGATGATCTCGATACGCTCGGTTTCTTCACTCGCCATCCGGGTATTGCTCCATCAGTGCCATGACCTCGTCGCGGTCCGGCGGGTCAAGTCCGCCGCTTTGCGCGGCATTCCAGCCCTGGGTGAACAGGATCGTTTCTTCGGGCGTCATCGCCCGAATGGCCGCCGGCAGTCTGCCGGTCACGCCGCAGAGGTTTCGGAGCCTGGACCGGGCGTCCCAATGGGTGACGCTTCGGCGCTGTCGTCGCCCGATCCATCCGGCTTTTTTGCGTCCTTCGCCGCCTCCCGCACCGCCGGCAGGAAGGTCACCCCAAGCAGCGCCCTGGCAAACTGCCGCAGATCGAGATTGTGCTCGGGGCCCAGGCCGGCGACCAGCGCGTCGGCGGCCCGGTCGGCCATGCCGCCGCCCACCAGCCCCAGCGCCACCAGGTCACGGACGTGCCGCACTTGCGGCTGCCGCGCCCCCCGGCCCATCAATTGCTCGAACAGCTCGAAGATGCCCAGGTCGTGCTGCTCTTCGAAGCGTTCGATCTCGCCGTTGCGCAGGACGAGCCGGCGGCGCGCGCCGCCGATCTCTTCCTCGTAGGCGCCGGTTCCCGCAATCGCCACGGGATCAGGTGAAGGTGTAGGCGCCGCTCGACAGCAGCGTGATGTTGAAGGTCTTGCCACCCGAGATGTCTTCGCCGGTGATACTGCCAGTCACGAAAAACGCGCCTTCATAGGTGCCGTCCCCGGGATCGACGATCTGGAAATTGCACTTGCGCGTGGCGCTGCGCAGCACCGTCATCAGCCGGGTATAGGTGGCCTCGTTCTCGGCCACGCCGCTGCCGCTGACCCGCATGCGCTGGGTGCCGCACAGCAGCTCCTGATCCATGCGGCCGCCGGGCGCCGTGCTGTCCGGCGTGGTGACGTCGATGGTGTCAGCCTCGAAGTCGATCCCTTTCGACGTGATCCCGGCCAGCGTGGTGAAGACTTCGGTCGGCGTCGCGCCGTCACCGATTTTGAGAAGGAGCGTGCGCCCCAGGTCCTTTGCCATAACAAGAGGCTCCGTTTTGCGTCAGGCCTTGCCCAAGGGCCGATCAGGGCTCACACGTCCAGCATCGCCTCGAAGGCGATATTGGCCGCGTAACTCTTTCCGTCGCTGTCGCGGATCACGGTCTGGGCCGCGAAATCACACCAGCTGAAGGTGAAGCCGGCCACGGTGATCGACCCGTGCTGGCCGTCCAGTGCCGCGACGATGGCCTCGGCAATCCGCGTGGCTTCGACCCGGCCCTGTTTCGGCCGCGAGTGGCCTTCGACCGAGAAGGTCACCGCCCAGGCCGTGACCGCGGCCGCGCGTTCGGGCCGCACGTCGACATTGCCGATCCGCACGAAGGGCCGGGTCACCGGCTGCGGCGGCTCGTCATAGACCCGCGCGCCCACCAGGGCGGCCAGCGTGGCGTCGGCCTTCAGCGTGGCCACCAGCGCCTTTTGCAGGGCGAGGCCGGGACCGTCAGCCATTCATCGCCTCCTTGACCGCCTTGCCCACCGCCGCGGACCGCCGGCGCTTGCGCTTCTTTTCGGTGGCTTTCAGCGCCGGGTTGACAAAGGGTCGCGGGCCACGCTTGCCCTCGGTGACCTTGGCCTTGGACCCGAAGTCGCAGGTATAGCTGCCGTCGGCACTCTGCCGGCCCACGATCTCGGCCCGGGTCGCGCCGTCGCCGGGGTGCAGCACCCGCGCGATGCGGATCAGCTCTTCCCCCGACAACTGGTTCGCCCGCGCCATATGCTTGGGCACCAGGGTTTTCAGCCGGGCCAGCTTGCGCCGCACCCGGTCGGCGCCGATCACCGTGTTGGTCATGTCGCCCCTCCGGTTTCACAAAGCATGTCGAGCAGGTCGCCCTTGCGGCCCACCGCGGCAATCGAACGAATGTTCCACTGCACCCCCCGTGCCACCACGAAATCGGCCTCGGTCAGGGCCCGCGTCTCTGTCGACGAGCGCACGCGCAGCGTCGCAAGGCGCGCCGCTTCCAGCGCCCCGGCGGCCAGCTTCTCTTGTCCAGTCCTCTCCAGAACATCCGCCCAGACGGTGACCACATCGGCTGGCGCCCCCGACACGACATTGCCATAGCCGTCATCGACCTGCGCATAGCGGCGAAACGTGACGCGCTCGCGCAGATGCCCTGCACGCGCCATCAGGCACCGACCCAGCCCAGCCGGTGGGCGCCAACCAGCGCCTCGACCGCGAGCGGCAACTCTGTCGCAATCGTTCCGGTAACCACGGCCTCGCGGTGCTCGAACCAGTGGCCCACAAGTATCAGGATCGCGGTCTTCAACCCCGCGGGCACCGCCGCAACGCCAGCGGAAAACTGCACGGTAATGGCGTCTTCCCGCACCGACGTCGCCGGCCAGGACTGCCCGAGCTTGGGCCGCATCCACGGCCGCTCGGGATCGGGAAACAGATCGTAGTTGGCAACGCTGTCAGACAGGGTCGACCCGTCCGGATCGATATAGTTCACCTGGTCGATCGACTGCACCGGGACCTTGGGGAACATCACGTCGCCGGACGTCACGCGGAAACCGAACTGCCAGACCTCGTCGCCCAGAACCAGCCCGGTCATCTCGCCAACCAGGTCGGTTGCCCCTTTGATCAACTCGCTGATCACGGTGTCGTCGTCGGACCCGTCGACGCGGCAATGCGCTTTGGCCTCGGTCAGCGTGACGGGAAACACCGACATCGCTGTGACGCGGGTGGGGCGGATCATTTCGTCGCCGTCTCCGGACGGGCGCGTTTCGTCGCCGTCTGCGGCTTGGCGCTGCGCACCGGCTCGGCCTGGCCCGCTTCGATCATGCGGGCGGCCTCGCCTTTGGGAACGTCGATCTCGTCGCCGCGATTGAACGCGCCGTCAAGACCGCTGCGGGACACGAGAAGTCTGACTTTCATTGAAACTCTCCTTCGGCAAAGGGAAGGGGGCGACCCGAAGGTCGCCCCCTCCGCTGTCAGCGGCCAGCAGGCTCAGACCGCGGCGGTGATCAGGTGCTTGACGGCGGCGGTGTCGGTCAGTTCACCGTCGAACCGGACATACCCGGCCATCCCGAAGCCCGGCCAGAAGTCCTTGTCCTGCACGGCACCAACCAACGGCCCCCCGACCTTGCGGACGAAATACTTGCCGAAGTCACCGAACAGCACCACCTTCTTGGCGGCGGCCAGCGCGTCCATCGCCTGGTTGATGTGGTAGCGATAGCCAAGAATGTTGCCCGGAACGCCCTGCTGCACATTGCCCATCTGCCACAGGTAGTTGCCGTTGCCGTCCTTCAGCTTCCTGATCGCCGACAGCGTGCTGTCATTGAACATGAACACCGACCCCGGCGCCTCGCGATAGGCCGGATCGACCGAGTGGAGCAAATCCATGATCTCGTCGGCCGTCAGCGCCGCCGTGCCAGCGGCCGTCTTGCCCAGTGCCGAGGCGGTGACAATGCCATTCGGCTCGCCCGAGCCGGTTCCGGTGGTCAACTTGGTGTTGGCAATCCGCGCCAGCCGTTCCCCGAGCAGACTGCCGATCACCTGCTCGACGACGAAGAAGGAATCGTCCACAAGTTCCTTCGAGATGCGCAGAAACTCGGTGTTGTAGGCGTAGGCGTTCAGCGACTTCAGGCCGAAGGTCACGTCCTTGGCGCCGGTGTCGGCCAGCGTGGCCCCCTCCGTGTGCGTGCCGGCCGCGACAGCGGTGTCGTCGACCGTCGGGATGTCGATCTGGCCGCCACCGGTCGTGGTCAGCACGGTGGTGACGTTGTCGTCATACATCGGGCCATAGGCCGCCATGGACTTGACCAGGATGTTGGCCAGTTCGGTCGGCACCAGGTAGCCACCCGCCGCATCGGTTCCGGCGGTCTGGGCCCGCTCTTCCGCGCCGATGCTTGCATATCCCGCCCGCAGGGCCGCACGCTGCTCCACACTCAGCAGGGCCTCGTTGCCCTGGGCCCGCAACATGGCGTGGAACGCCTCGCGGTAGTTTGGCACAACGGCACCTTCGTCCGCGCCCGGGCTTTCACCGGCGGCGTTTGGGCGGCGCGGGTCCGGTTCGGACTTGGCCGACCGTTCGGCGCGCTCCAGTTTCTCCAGCCGCTCCGCGCGCGCGCCAAGCGCGTCGTGGTCAGCCATCATCTTGTCGAACTCGCGTTCAATCTCCTGGCCACGATCTTCGGGCGTGTCGCCCTTGATCTCGTCCCATTTGGCACGGGCCTCGGTGGCAATCCGCGCCTGCTGCTCGCGCAGCTCTTTCAGGGTCTTCATGAGATGGTTCCTTTCTGTGTTCACCATCAAAAAGGCCGCCCGAAGGCGGCCGCTCGATAGGCGTCCTGGCGCGGGGCCGGTCAGCCGTTCTCCCGGCCGATCCGGCCGAGGTAGTCCGTCTTCATCCGCAACCGCCGCTGCGTTGCCGCGAAATTGCCACTGCGGCGCTGTTGGTCACGATGCGCCGCAAGGCTGCGAAGCGCGATCTCGGTCCCGTCATAGGCCGGCCATGTCACCGCCGACACATCATGCAGCCGCACCGTTTTCAGCGTCCGCACGGCCACGTCGCCCGAGGTGTCCCACTCTTCCACTTCGGGAAAGAAGGCGAACGACATCTTGTCGATATCGCCGCGCCGCATCTTGTGAAGCACCCGCTGCGCGTCCGGGTCACCGGGCTCCAGCCGCGCGGCGATCTTCAAACCGTGGTCGTCTTCAGACAGGGTGAGCGTGCCCGAGCGGGTGCGGGCCATCACCGTGTCCTCGTCGTGGTTGAACAGGAAGGCGACATCGTCGCGGCCGATGGCGTCCGTGAAGGCGCCCGGCGCGATGCGTTCCCGGAAATAGCCGCCGATGTCGGCCTCCTGGTTGAAGACCGCCGCGTAGCCCGCGACCTGGATGTCGCCCTCGCTTTCACGCACCTCGGCCGGGAGCCGGATGAACTGGCCGCGCGCTTCGAACTTACCCATTTTTGCCTCCTTGCGGCGCACCGGGCTGGCTGCCCAGCGGCACGGTCGCCCCTTGAATCATCAACTGATCGCCCCCGGCCTTCTTCTCCCGGTTCTCCATGACCCTGATTTCTTCCGGGGTCAGGATCGCGTTCTGAATGCCAAGGGCATAGCCCTCCATCCGGGTCTTGAAATCGCCGCGCAGCAGGCCATCCACGTTGATCTCAACGTAGCGGTCGGTGCGCCCGCGGCCGAACAGCTTGAGGTTCAGCTCCTGCTCGATCTGCCGCACCCAGCGCGACAGCGTATGCTTCACGAAGTGGAGGTCCTGCTGTTCCGAATTTGAAAACGTCCCGTGGGTCAGGTCCTGCAGGAACGTGGGCGGCAGGCTGTAGATGCGTGCCACCTGTTCAACGCTCCAGCGCTGCAACTCGACCAGCTGGTTCTTTTCGGGATCCACCCCGATCGGTTTGACCTCCAGCCCCAGCGGCAGCGTCAAGGCCTGCCGCCCCTCGGCCGCGGCCTTCTTGACCGCGGCCTCCAGGTCGTCGCCGGCGCGCTGCAGCGCCGCCGTGCTTTGGAAGTTTCCGGTGATGGCGAACGGCGGCACGCCGCCCTTCTGCAAATATCGCGAGGCGTATCGCGTCGCCGCAATCGCCAGGCCGATGACGTCCTTGTTCGCGGCAATCGGCCCGCGATGGCTCAGACCGTCACTGCGCAACATGAACGGCAGATCGATGATATCCTCGGCGCCATAGACCACGGGGCGCTGGTTGGGCGGGCGGTATTCGTAGCTTTGCGTCCAGTCCCGACGGCGGATCGTGACGTGCGACGGGTCCAGTGGCCAGATGTTGATGACCTCTCCCGAAGGCGCCCGCTCGATGAAGCTCAGCCAACGCCCGCCCGTCAGAAGGTGCTCCATCGACAGCTTTCGCCAGGCAAAGGACGTCGTGGCCGGGTTGACCGCGCCGCTGAGCAAAGCCGCGATGCCGCCGACGACCTTCTTCCGGCCGCCATCGTCTGCGCGATCATAGACCGGCAGCGGCAATCCCGCGATTGTCCCGGCCAGGAAATTGACCGCCGCCCACAGCGCCGGGACCCCCAGCGCGCTGTCAGTCGTGACAGCAATATCGCTGACCGACATCGCGCCCGCGTCAAGGCCCAGGATGCGCAGGAAGTTCGGGTCGCTCTGCGGCACCGCGACATCCGGGGCCGCCCGCTCTTCGCGTTGACGAAAGGGCCAGAGTTTCATGCGCTCATCCTGAATTCAGGGTCCATGTCCCAGGGGGTGGCCGGAAGGGCGGCCATCGGGTTGCGCGCCATCAGCATGAAGGCGTTCAGCATCGCGATCACCGGATCGATCTTGGCCTTGCCGGCCGTCGCCTTCTCCATCGCCACTGCCGAGCCCCGCTGCTCGATCTTGGCATTGCCGATGCACCAGTTCATCAGCCGCTGGCCCGAGTGACGAAACGACCCGTCCTTCAGCATGCGCTCCAGTCCCCAGATCGCCGGGCTCAGCCTGTAGCCCTGGCCGACCCGCGGCATCTGGTCCTCGATGATGCCTCGCGCCGCCATCGCTTGGGTGAAGGCCACGACACCTTGCGGATCGACACCGATGGCCTCGGCCCGAGGCAGCAGGCCAGCCGTCTTCAGGCGTTCAGCCAGGGCCGCCACGCCGTCCAGGTCTGCCTGGGGTTCGGCACCCGATACCACCGTCAGATCGCCGTCTTCAGCGAAGCCGCGCAGCGCCGAGGCAACCTCCTTGCGCCGCGCGAAGACGTCCTCGTGGGCCCAGGCGTGCGCCCAGTGCAGCCAGTTGCCGGTCGTGGCGCAACGCCCCAGCACGGCCACGCCAAGCAGATCGTCCAGTCCGCCACCGTCGACCCCCATCACCGCGACGTCTGATCGTTCGATGATCTCGTCAAGCGTCAGTTCCGGGTCCTCGGCGGCGCCCCAATACTCGGCCGCCAGCCAGCTCTCGACCCGCAGGCCCACGCCGATCTCGACGTTGAAGTGTTGCGAGGCGGTCAGCGCCAGGGCGGCGGGCCCATCCATTTCGGCTTTCTTCAGCTCGTCATGCAGGAAAACGGGATCGACCGACCGGCCGTAATTCGGATTGACCAGCGGCCATGTCTCGGGGTTCTTCCAGTCCTTGGCCAGGTCAGGCGGAAGCTCGTAAAGCAATGGCAACAGCGGCCAGTCCAGTTCGCCGTCGCGCACCGCGCGGGCCCGGGTCAGTTCCTTGTCGAACACGCCGGACGGCGGCCCCTTCGACTGGGTGGTGATCTGCATCAGAAAACCATCGGGGCGCGACGCCATGGCGCCGCGAATCTCCGAGAAGATGTCGGCGGCCGCCGCCTTGCGGATGAACTCATGGGTCTCGTCGATCAACGTGTATGTGGCCCGACCCCCGGTAACCACGCTGGTGTCGGCGGCCTTGATCATGATCTCGGCCTCCAGCAGCCGGTGACGTATCGTCTTCAGGTGGTCGCGGATATGAAACAGTTTCGACAACTCCTGGTCGCACTCGATGATGCCCTTGGCATTGCGAAAAGCCGTGTCGGCAATCTTCATCGTCGGCGCGATCAGCAGCAGCTCGGCCCGGGGGCGCTCGTTCATGATCGCCGCGGTCACGATCATCGCCGCCGCGATCGAGGACTTGCCATTCTTCTTCGGCACCAGGATGAAGAACTCGCGCAGCATCCGTCGCTTCGTCTCCGGGTCGAAACTGCCGAACACCACCCGAACCAGGTCGAACACCCAGTCGGCGCACAGTTCGCCGTAGGTCGGCAACCCCGGCTCGTCCGGCATCCGCAGCCGTTTGAAGATGCGCAAGGCGCGCTCGCCCTGGTCGTCGAATAGCGGCAGGTCCGGCAGCAGCGACCGGCCTTCGCGGATACGGTCACCCCAATCCGGCACCGCCGTCGACCAGCCCGTTCGATCCAGCGGCAGGGTTTTGGTCATGTCAGTTGATCCTCTGCGTCGGGCTGAGAAGATCGTCGCCCCAGTCCGAGCCCTCGCCGGCCACTTGCGCCTCCAGCTGGGCCACGGCTTTCTTGCCCAGCTTCGCCGGCTTTTCGTCATCCTCGTCCCGCGCCTGCACCCGTCTCGCGGCTTCCATGAGGTCGGACTTTTCGAGCATGCGATTGAGCTCGCGAAGCGCCGTCATGTTGCCCTCGTCCAGCGCCGCCTGCGCCACCGCCTCGAAGCGCCGCGCCTCCAGCCGGTCGCGCATCTGGTCGCGCACCTTGAGGTCGGATCTAAAATACCGCTTCAGGGTTGCGGCCGACACGTCAAGCGCATTGGCGATCCGCGTGTTCGACCAGCCTATTGCCAGTAACAGTTTGACTTTGTTGCGATCTTTCTCTGTAGGCTCATACGGCGGCCGCCCACGACACCCTCGCCCCGGCCGGGAAGGGTTCCCGAACAGGTCAGATTCTGCATCCTGCGCCAAAAAAACTCTCCGCGTGAGGGAACAGGGCCGGTAGAGCGGCGGCGGCCGGTGGGGGATTGACCCCCCCCTACCCCTACCTGTAGCGCGCCCGGGGTCGCGCCGCCGGGCCCGACCATGGCGGGCCCTCGCCCCGGTGTGACCCTCTACCCCTTGTTGCGCGCCGCGCGGCGCTCCTGTTTCTGTTTCTTCGAATTGTGGCACCGCGCGCATAGCGTCTGCACGTTGCCGGCGTCCCAGAACCTGGCCGGATCGCCCCGATGGGCCCGCACGTGGTCCGCGTGCAGCTGCCCGGTGTCGGCCTCGATCCGCCCGCACATCGCACAGGTGAAGTGGTCCCGCACCAGACAGGACCATCGCAGCTTCTTCCATCGCGCCAGCCCATACCACTTGCGCCACGGCGCCCGATCCGAGCGGCGACGGTCATAGTCGGACACCGGCAGCAGGAAGGGCAGGTCGGACTTGAGCCGCGGTCCCAGCGGCTTCAGCATCTTCACCGGTCGCACCCCCAAAACGCAACGCGCCCGGCGGGGTGGTCCCTCCGGGCGCGGCTGTGTTCACTGTCGCCAGTCAATAGATGTAAAATCGAGTGATGTCAATTCGCCTTGTTTCTTTGACGTTGCCCAAATTCCTGCACCGCCCAGGGCCGCATGGGCGGCATCCGGTCGGTGATCTCGACCCAGCGCAGGTCAACCGCGCGCAGGAACGCGGACAGCGTCACCATGTGGCCCCACCAGTCCAGCCATGTGCGCCGGGCCGCCGCGATCTCGGCCGCATCCGGGACAAAGCGCACCGGTGTCGCCCGCACCTGGCGCTCGACCCAACCGCGGCGCCCGTGGTAGCGAATGGTCTCGACCACCTCCGCCTTGCCCATGGCAGCGCCATGCCGCGTGGCACGGCTCCACGCGACCGGCACACATTTCGGGACCACGCCGACCAGCGGGTCGGGGCTGCGCATGCTGCGCGCCAGCTCGGCCACCCACAGCGCCTCGGCCGGGCGCAGCTGCGACTGCACAGCGTCGGCGATCAGCTCGGCATCGTCGGCGGGCGACGACCGGCCGCGGCTGGTGTCGACTTCCTGGCCCAGCATGGCGCGCTCCATCAGCACGAACTCCATCCCGAAGGCCGGCGCCTGCGGGGCGCCGCTGTCGTTGAAACGCAGGCGGGCCATCTCGACCCCGAAGGCCCACTCCAGCGCCTGCCGGATGCCCATCTGCCGCACCCGGCGCGGCGCCGGAGCCAGCGAAACGCCGGACCACCGGGCCGCGGCGTCGGCATCCCCCCTTGCGTCCGAGACCACCGGCGGCGGCGTGCGCGGCCCGACCCGGCGCACCATGCCGTCGGCCACCACCTTGGCGATCAGCGCCCGCTCTTGCGGGCTCAACGCGGCCGTCATTCCGCCACCCGTGCCGTCGGACGCACCAGCGCTTGCGCCCGCGCCTCTGCGCGCCGGAAAGCCTCCAGCCAGACGCGGTCGGCCTCGTCGGCCGTGCCACGATCGGCCCGCCGGGTGATCCGCTCGACCTCGCGGTGATTGGAGGCGGCCTCGGCGCGGATGGTGCGCATGTCGATCTCGGATGGCGGCCGGCCCCTGGCCAACAGGAACTGGTGCAGCTCGACCAGGTAACCGCCGGCCTCGGCCGCCGGACCCTCGACCGAGGCCAGCCAGCTGGTGACGATGCGCCCCTGGCCGGCGGGCCGCGGTTGCAAGCCCTTGGCGAACTGGCGCACCAGCACTTCGGCCGGCCACTCGTCGTGCCGGCGCCCGGCGGCGTTGGCGATCACCAGCTCGGCCAGCGTTTCCAGATTGTCCGGCGTCATGTGATCCAGCGCGGCGACCAGACGGTCGCGCCACCGTCCGAACGTCTCGACCGTCATCTTGGCTGGCCGTTTCAGCCCCGCTTCGTCCCCGCGCTCCAACAGGTGCCGCCGCACCCGCGCCTGGCCGGTTTCCCCCACCTCGGTCACTGCCTGTCTCCTTTTCTCTGCCTGCCCACCCCACCGATTTCCGCCACGGTCGGGGCGAAGTGCCCTACTGTCTTTTTCTTTTCCCTGTCCCTGTCCCTGTCGTGCGGGACACTTTGTCGGCAGACTGTCCCCACAGTGTCCCCACAGTGTCCCCGGGACAGTTGGGGGACAGTCTGGAAAGGATCAGATACGCCGGCGCTGCAGGTCCAGGATGTGGTTGGACCAGGCCGCCATGCCACGCTCGACCCAGGACGCGGTGCGATACTCGCAGCCCTCGGCCAGCAGCCATTCGTCGATGAACCGCAGGGCGGCGTCGTTCTTGGCCAGCTCGGGGGTGTAGCCCGCCAGCTGCCCGCGCAGCCGCTGGCGGCGCTTCTTGGCGTTGGCGGCATCGTTGCGGGCACGATTGTCCTCGCGCCGTGACAGCGCCTCCAGCACCGTGCGCAGGACCATCGGGTGATAGATGCGGCGCTCGCCCTCGGACAGGCAGGGGCGCCACTTGTAAAGGGGCCCGTATTCCAGCGCGCACAGGGCCCGGAAATGGCCCTCGGGCACCTGGGCCAGCTTGGCCAGCTGCTCGACATCGTCTGGCAGCGTGCCCACCGGCGCCTGGTCGTAGGATGCGCAGATCAGGTCGAAATAGATCGCCCGGCACTCGGGCGGGCCCTTCAGCCGCATCTCGCTGTTCAGCCAGCGCCGGCGCTCCCACGGCAGGAAATAGTGGCTGTCGAGCCGGTCTTCGCGGCCGAGGGGATAGTCCTCGAGGTCGCGGGTCTCGACCAGGTGCGGGGCACGCGCGGTGCTCATGACGCGGCCCCCTTGCCCGTGGCCCCCTTGCCCGGTGCCCGGCGCCGCCGGGTCGGGGCCGTGCACAGGCCGCGTGCATCGAGATCGGCGCGCACAGTATGATCAGACACGCCCAACAGCCTGCAAATGTCGCGCACCGGCACGCGGCGCGCGGTCAGGTCCGCGACGCGGTCGCGGCGGCGCTCGATCGTGCGCATCCGCGCGCGCATCCGGTCGGCCGGCTCGAACGAGTGCCCCAGGGCCCGGCGATCACCGCGCAGGCCTTCGTGCGTGGTGTCCGGAAAGCGCAGGCGCACCTGCGCCAGCAACGCGGCCCGTGTGGCCGGAGGATTGTCGCCCGCCAGAAGCGCGGCCACATGGGCGCGGCGGCAGGCAATCCCGGTGTTGGGCCCGCGCTGTTCACGCGCCAGCGGCAGATCGACCGCCCGCGCGTCGTCACGGGCCACCTGGGCCGATGCCCCCAGCAGCCGGCCCATCGCGGCCGCGGTGATATCCGGGGTCCAGTGGCGCCGGAACGCGGCCCGCCGGGCCGCAACATGAGACGGCACGCTGCGGGCCCGCCGTGTCCCGCCCCCCTTTTTCCAACCGATCGCCCCGCGGGGCGCACCCTCGGGATAGCGCAGATTTGTCCCGTCCCACACCGGCAACGGCAGGGCCGACACGCCGGGCGCCACCACCTGCACCTGGCCGGCGGCGACGGCATCGTCGATCAGCCTGCGCATATCGGGGGACAACTCAGCCATCAGTGCCTCACGAACGCGATCGGGCGGCGATGGGCCCAGCAGTGGCCGCAATTGCCGCAATGGATGCTTCGGGGCGCTCCGGCCATGGCATCGGTCTGCTCGGGGCAAACAATGGCATCGCCGATCCGGCGGGCATCGGTTGGAAAGGGCAGGGTGAAGGCACCATCCGGCCCCGTGCGCTCGGAAAATCGCAGAAAGGCGCGCGACGGAAAATCGGTATTCAGCTTCGCCACGGCCCGCCCAATCCCCTGATCCGGGGCGTGGGCGGTGAAGCCAAACACCGTCAGGCCGGCGTGGGCGGCCAGCAAACCGTGCCAGAAGCCAACATAGTCCAGCGAATAAAAGTCGCCCAATACGTGCAGCCGCACCAGCAGCCGGCCATGTGCGGCGATCAAGGCAGGGATTTCTTCCGCCAGGCGTGCCTCCAGCGCCGGGCCATGTTGCCAACGCCGAGCGAATTGCATGCCGTTGCCCATGCAGCCGCGCCAGTGGCGGCAGCTGCGCGGGCACGTGGCCCGCTCTTCAAGGGTCAGGGTCACGATATGGGCGCCGCGCAGGCGCCCGCGATGCACATCGCCGCCAATCTTCGCATTGTTGGCGCCGTCCTTCAGAACCGGCTCGCCCGGAACCAACCCGGACACGCGGCCTGGAAACAGGGTGCCGGTCACGCCTGGCGCCGCCTGCTTGCTGTAGTCGCCGTCAGGCACCGCCGCGGACTTGAAACGCCGCCGGTCGCGCACGCGATCCACGCCCCGGACCTGCCGCGCGGCCCGCAGCGCATCGACCCGGCCGCTGGCCAGCCGCGCGTCAATCTGCGCACCCAGGCGCCGCAGAGCCGCCGCGTCGCCGCGGTCAAGGGCCGCGTCCACCTGGGCCCGCGCCATGTCCAGCGCCGCCGCCGTCACGTCAGGCCACCCGGCGAACCAGCGACGGCCGCGTCCAGTCGGGCAACAGGAACAGCCACCCGCCCTGCGCGGCCTCCAGAAAGCGGACCTCGGCGCCTGCGCGCTTGTCCTTCGGCAACAGGTCCCAGGCGACCATGCGGATCATCGCGCTTCCGGCCACGGACTTGCGGGCCTCGAGCGCCCCGCCCTCTTTCTCGACCAGCAACAGCCGGCCCTCGTCCTGGCCACGCCCGACCGATGCCTCAAAGCGGCGCCCGGCAATCGGCCCGCCGAATATCTCTTCCTGCACCCGGGCGGTGACACTCAGCCGCGCGACCGCCGCCTTCTTGCTCACCAGCAGCGACAGGCTGATGCCGGTGCGATTGTCCGACGCCTTCAGCGGCGCCTTGATCGGGGTAAAACCCATGATGTCGTCTCCTTTCAGGCCGAAAAGCACCCGAGACCGGGCCTTGGCACCGGCCCCGGGTCAGTTTCAGGGAGGATGCGGGGGCAGCCAGCCGGCCACCCGGCCCCCGCGTCGGGCCACCCGGAGCAAGCTGATGCTCCGCCGGCAAGCGTTGGGAACGGCGCTTCGCGCCGTGCAAAGTCGACAGGGCGAAGCCCGCTTCGGACCGGCGCTTCGCGCCGTGCAAAGTCGACAGGGCGAACCCCGCTTCGGATCGGCGCTTCGCGCTGTGCAAAGTCGACAGGGCGAACCCCGCTTCGGACCGGCGCTTCGCGCTGTGCAACGGCTCCGGCAAGCGCGGACCACTGGGAGGCACCCGCCGTCCTCATTCCGCAACCGTGGCCACCAGGCCACTGGCGTCGGCATCATAGATGCGTGTCATCCCATTCTTGACAGAATGACGAACGCCGTTGTGGTCCACCTCTGCAAACCCCGGCTCGGGCGAAAACGTCTCGGCCCGGACGGCATAATGCACCTGGCACCCTGCCACGACCGTATCGCCGATGACGACATACCAGTTGGTCGAGTGGCGGTTGGGGCGGAGGCCCAGCACCGCCACACTGTCGACCACCGCATGCACGGTGCCGAACACGGCCCGGTAGGTGTTGCCATCGGGCGCATGAAACCAATTGTCCACCGACACAAGATACTTTTGACCGATCCTCATTCCTTCACCTCCAGTTGGTTGCGTGCGGCGCGCAGCGCCTCGATGGCTTCGTCGATCTCGGCCACGGCCTGGGCCCGGTCATCGGCGCCGGCCGACTGCTCGGCCGCCAGGATCGCCGCCACCGCCTCGCCGGCCTCGCGCGAAATCGCCCCCGCCTGCGCCAGCATCGGCGCCGGCAAACAGCCCCACCGGTCCAGCCGCCGCGCCATCCAGCGGGTGACAGGAAAGCGCCCGCAGGCATCCTCCAGCGCCACCACCTCGGCCACCGACCAGTCCAGCTGACCCGACAGCTTCTTCGACAGCGTGCCTTTCGAGGCCCCGCGCCCATAGCGGGCATTGATGGTCTCGGCCGCCGCGTCGAGGCAGCGGAAGGTGCCGTCGATCAGCGACCGCACCAGCGCATTGAGGGTCGCGCGCTCAACCATCCGAGGCCTCACCCGAACCCGGACGACGCCGGGCCCCATGGGCGGCCTCCTTGATTTGCCCGACTGAGACGCCCAGACTGACGGCGCACATTTGGAGGAGTTTATTGTGACCCGATTGGCCCTGGCCGCCCTGGCCGCCGTTCTTTTCATCCCGCAGGGCGCAGCGGCCCAACAGCATGACGAGGTAACTGACACCATTCGCCGGATGTGTCTTGCCGAGTTCTCGAACTCCGATGAACTGGAGGCTCGAAGCCAATGCGTTGAGGATGCGACCGACGGCTGGCGTGGGTTTCGAACGATGCGATACGACGCGCCTGAAATCTTTCGCCCTCAGATTGACAAGTGTGAAACCGATCACTGGCCATACTGGGACTTCGTCTACTTTTGTGCCCTCGAGGTCACCGCGAAAATTCGCCATGTCGAGACTTATCGGGCGCTTGCCGCGGCGCAGTTCGGACACACAATGGCCGAGCGTATCTACGACTATTGTCAACGCCCCCCGGATTACGACCCACGTCCGTCTCCGAATTGGTGGTGCATCCGCGATCGCATCCGTGACCTTGGAGGCGAGGCACCGCGATCGCCCTACGACGGCAACTGAAACGCCGTTTCCTTGAGGCAACCCCAATACCCAACGACAAGTGCTGGATGGCCACCCCCGCCTCACGCCGCCCGCCCCGTTTCCCCGCCCTCGGGGGCGGGTGGTGCTGCGTGGGTGTCCATAGAGTTCGAAAGCAGCCTCAGTCATTCGTCCGCGCCCTCCAGTTGAAAGCCTCCGGCGGGCAGTCGATTGCCCGCTCCTTGCAAAGGGCGGACAACCCCCAAAACCAGCTCGAGGGAAAAACCCTCCGCTCCCGAGCCAGACGGACCGACCGCGGCTTAACCTGCAACCGTTCACAAATCGCCTCGACAGGGATTTCGTCGGTGATCCGGTGGACGTGAGATTTGCTCATGCGACGGCATTGCCATACAACATGGCAATTGACAAGCCATATCTTCACGAAGTGCGCCAGAATTCATGGCGTGCCATAAAATCAGGCATGCAGAATGACGTGCCCTTTGCGGACATTGCGGCTCGAATCAGGTGGCACCGACACCTTGAAGGGCTGAACCAAGCCGATTATGCCAAAGCGGCCGGGATCAAGCGGTCGCAGCTATCCAATTGGGAAACCGGCCTTCAACGCGTTTCCGTCGACGGCGCGCTAGCTCTGCGGCGCACATTCGGATTATCGCTCGACTTCATATACGAGGGCATTGCCGATGCGTTGCCGATGACCTTGCGCGCGTCCTGGATTGACAGACCAGACGTCAACGCTTCCAAATAATCTATCGTAAAACCGGAACGATTTGCCCCGGCGACTAATATGTCGATCCGGTCACTTTCCATATCAAGAATCTCTCTCTGGTTGAGAGTAAACGTTTCAGTGCATCCGGCATCACGTCAACACCGCCCCACCTAACTCGGGAGCTAGAGGGCCCGCGGAGAGCCCGTGCCAAGTCTTGAAGCTTCTGTTTGCCATATTTTATGGTTGACAAGCCATGCATTATGGCATTGATTGCGATCCAACAAGCCGGAGACCGCCCATGCCCCTTGCCCCGATGAAACCGTCGCACCCGCTGGGGTCGACCCCGGCCGGACAGATGGCGCTGACGCTGGTTGCCGATCCGGCGCTGTTCGGCGCCCCCGCCTCGGCCCGCGAAATCGCCTGGCGGGCGCTGCATTCCGAGCGCGGCCTGTCGGTCGCGCCCCTGCGCGGCACCCGCCGCCCCGACCGGAGCGCACGCCCATGAAAAGCCGCCACTTGATGCTCGAGGCCCGCCTCCACACGCTGGAGCTGGCCGTCGAACGCCTGGCCGGGCGCATGGCACTGCTCGAGGGCAACATCGACCACCTTGCCGCCGACCACGTCGACGAGGTTGCCAGCCTCGGCGCCCAGGTTGCCGACGCGCACCGCCGGATCGGCGCCGCCGCGAAGGGGCAGGCCGCATGACCGTTCTCCAGGCCTCGGGCGCCCAGACCGCCAGCATCTACGCCCTCGTCGCCGACGCGCTGGACGGCGCGCTGGCCATAGCCGCCGCCGAAACCCGCGCCCACCCGGCCACGCTGGCCCCGGTGATCGCCGTGGTCATGGCCCGCAGCATGGCCGCCGACGCCCCCGGCGCCACCGCCGCGCTGCTGCGTGCGCTGGCCGACCAGGTCGAAGCCCGCCACATCCCGGACCGCCTGGCCGCGGCCGAGGGGCGCGCCCACGCCGCGGCCTGCGACTACACCCTGCACATGGCCGCCAAGCTGGGCCACACGGTGTGCCGCGCATGACCCCGCCGGCCGCCAACGACACCACCGCCCCGCGCTTCGCCTCCCGTCGCGCGCGGGCTCCGGGGGGAAGGGACCACTCAGGCGTTCCAGCCCTTCCCCCCGTCGAACGCCGCGACTGGGCCGGCGCCCTGGCCGGCTATCACCGCCGCCAGGCCTGGGCCGCGCGGCGCCGCCTGTGGCGGGCCTACGCGATCCACCTTGGCCTGGTCGCCCTCGGCGCCCTCGCCGCCTGGGCCGCCGGCCTGTTCTGACGCCGCACCGAAACAAGGACGCACCGCATGACCACCACATCCGAAACCCGCCTGATCGGAAGCCTGACGGCCTTCGCCGATGCCGTCCGCCGCATGGGCCCCACCGCGGCCGCCGACGCTATCGCCGCGCATGCGGATATGCTCGGCGAAGATGACGGCACCTGGTTGCCGCACTTTCTCGACCAGCTGCGCCACGCCATCACGCGCGCCGGCGAAATCGACGACGATATCACGCGCTGCCTGACCATCGAGGACGCGGCGCGCGGACACCGCGTGCATTTCACGTGGGATGACACCGTCGCCCCCACCCCAGCCTATCGCGAGGCGATCTACAACGCCGTGCTTTCGACGGTCGGCCCGCGCCGCGGCAAGCCGGACACCCCGGCTACGTGACCCGAACCCCGCTCAGCAACCCATCCGGCCCCCGGGGCGCGACGAGCGGCGCGCACACCCGGGCACAAACCTCGAAAGGCACCTTGTTTCCGGGAACCGCCCCGCCTGCGCTGGCCGATCAGTGCGGGGCGAACCGCCGCCCGATGCCCAAAGCTTGAAAGGACCCGCGATGAAAACCCCGATCCTGAGGCACTTCGCCTACACACACCTGCCGGCCCACCTGCAGGTTGTCAGCGCCCCGTTCGGCGACCTCGCCGAGGACCTCGAGGCCATGCTGCCCGACGGCCCCGAGAAATCCGCCGGCCTGCGCAAGCTGCTCGAGGCCAGGGACTGCATGTTGCGCGCCGCTCTCGACCTGGCGGTCGCGTGAAGCGGCTGGCAGATGTCCGCGCCGACGACCGCGTGAAGGTTGTCGACTTGGGAGCCGATGGTGGCGCGTTTTTGTTGGCACACCCGAGAACCGGCGTTGACCTGCGCGTCATAGCCTCGGACGGCGGCGGCTGGGATCACGTCAGCGTCAGCTTGCCAAACCGTTGCCCGAATTGGGTCGAGATGGAGGCAACGCGGCGCGCGTTCTTTGATGATGATGAGACGGTCATCCAGATCCACCCGCCGCTGACGGATTACGTGAATTGCCACCCGCACACGCTGCACCTGTGGCGGCCGCAAAACGCCGAAATCCCGCGCCCGCCGGCGGTCTTCGTGGGGCCGAAATGATATGGCATTACCTCCCCGACGCGGCCTCAGCCTCTGTGCAGGCGGCGGCGGACTTGACATGGGCCTTGAACTTGCCGAGCCGGGCTTTGCCGCCGCCGCCTATGTTGAATGGGAAGACTACCCTCGGCAAACCATCATCGCCGCCCAGCGCGCCGGATACCTTGCCGCTGCCCCGATCTGGGACGACGTCAAAACATTCAGCGGCTACCCGTGGCGCGGCATCGTTGACACCGTCACCGCCGGCTATCCATGCCAGCCGTTTTCCCAAGCGGGACAACGTCGCGGCGCAGACGACCCCCGACACCTATGGCCCCATGTCGCCCGCATCATCCGCGAATGTTCCCCGCGATGGGTTTTCCTTGAAAACGTCGCGGGCCACACCAGCCTCGGCGCAGAGGCCGTATTGCGAGAGTTATGGGGAATGGGTTTCACGCCTGCGGTTGGCCTATTCTCTGCGGAAGAAACAGGCGCGGCACATGAACGGCTGCGCTGGTTCTGCGTTGCATACAGCACGGGCATGGACGACGCCACAAGCCCACGACGTGACGGCGCGCGGGTCGGGGCAAAAGACGGGGCAGAGGCACGCGGGGAACCGCTGCCTGCCGACCGACGCTCAGAACTGGCCGACTCCGATGGCCGGAACTCCCGCACAGAACGGGAACAGCGCGGCGGGCAACAACGATTTCACTCGGAAAGCGGAAGCGATGGCCTTGGCGCTCTGGGGAACGCCGCGAGCATCGGACGCGGAAAAAGGCGGGCCGAACCAAGCGTTCGGCACGGGCGGGACACCGCTGCCAGCGCAAGCGGCGAACTGGCCGACGCCAGCGGCGCGCGACCAGAAGGGCAGCAGCCCGGGTTCAGTAACGCGGCGGGACGGAAAGAGCCGGTTGGACATGTTGGACTTTGCCGCCGAACAAGCATTCACGCCCCCAGGCCCGACGACTTCGAAGCCTGGCGTCGAACCCCGCCCGACCTATTACCGGCTATTGCGCTACGCGATGCGGCGGCATGGGCGAACCATCACGCGGCGGCTGTGGCGGTCACGGGACAAGCGGCGCCTGAACCCGCTTTTCGTAAGCTGGTTGATGTGCTTTCCGCCCGATCACCTCTTTTGCGCGTCCTTGGCAACGCCGTCGTGCCCATCACAGCGGCCTACGCATGGCAAACGCTGGCAGGGGCGCACGGGCTACAAGGGATCGTTAAATGATACAGAAAACATGCGAAGCCTGCGGCGGTACGTTTCCAGCCGAACGGCCCCGGAACAAATACTGTTGCAGAAGTTGCTTCAACGTGAGCCGCCGGACGGGACGATGGTACGTCCAGACACACAGGGACGGGACGCCGACCACCGAACACAGGGCGGTAATGGAAACCCATCTCGGACGACAACTCAAGACGAACGAACACGTCCACCACAAGAACGGCAACAAGCGCGACAATCGAATCGAAAACTTGGAAGTTTTGACCATTCAAGAGCATTCCAGCCTGCATCACAGCAAACATCCGAAGGTGAAGCCGTGCGAATGGTGTGGGAACGAATATGCGCCGCCTGCGAAAACGCGGGGGAGGTCCAAGACCTGCTCGAAGCATTGCCGCTACCAGTTAGCCAGACGCACCCGGCTTTCGCGTCGTACATAATTTGGCAGCGGGATATGCGTGGCGCACTCTCGCAGCTGCCCACGGCCTCGGGGCAGTGGATTTGGAAGCCGACGGACCGGGCTAAGCCACCGAAGCAATTGGAAATGTTTTGACGCTAAAAGCGGTCCCGCCGCGCAGTGGCAAAGCACAAGTCCGAATGTCACCCGCCGCTGCCGGCCGGCTCCTTTGGCGCGGCCCCGAATGTCGCGCTGCCCCCCGTGAAAATAACGCACGTTTCGCCTGCCGCGTTCGTAACCAAAAGCGTCCAGGTGCCGCTGGCATCCGACGCCCAGACTTCAACCACCGCCGCCGCGTTGATTATGCCGACAAAACGAACCGCCTCGCCGTAGCGCGTCGCCAACGTTTCGGCAGCGGCAGCGCGCGGTCCGCATCTAGGTGCGTCAGATTGCGCCATGACCGGCCCGGTTGCCAGCGCGGCACTCAGCGCAAGGCCCGCCAGATCAACACCCGGCATCTAGTGTCCTGACCAGCCTGTCCACGGCAATCACGAAATCGTCCGCGCCATGGTCCGGCACGGTTGCCCCCACGTCGGCCACGGCCGAGGCCATGCCTGCGCAGAAGGTGGCGCGGGTGTCAGTCGGGGGCGCGGCGACGCAGGCGTTCACGAGCAGCATCAGCGCCGCCGGGAAGATTTTGTTCAACATCATCCAGTCTCTCCTTGAGTTGCGCGGCGGCCCGGGCTTGGGCATCCGCTTGCCGCCCGCGTTCACGCAACCGCCCATCGCGTTCCCGCTTTTTGCCCCAGCCCCACAAGCCCGCCAGCGCAGCAAGCAGCGCAACAACCCCGGTAACAATGCCGCCCGCGCCCCCACCAATCAGGGAAAGCAACGCCTCGATCATGTCGCAAACCCGCGTTCCATCTTGTCCCGGACGCCGATCAGGCCAAGCCCGAGATAGATCAACGCCGCCGACGAACTGTCGCCCGTGCCAGCCAGCAAAGAAACAAGGTGGCCCAACTCAGCAAACGGCACGCTGGTGGCAAACGCGATCTTGGCCGCGCCCGTCGCGATGGACGCCACCCCGGCCCACCATGTCATTGACTTTGGATGGACGTATCTCATGTTGCCTTCCTTCCAATACGCGCCAGCAATTGCCCCAACGCGGCCACGAGGGCGCCCAGGACGCCCGGAACAGCTTTGGCAGGCACATGGTCAAGCGGCGGGTGTGTTCCGCCCATCCTGCGCAAGATTTCCGCGCCCGACACAGTTTCCAGAATGCCCGCCAGGTTGCCCTTGCCATCCGTCCGCCAAACCGGCACCCGGTCACCGTTCGCCGCATAATCGCCGCTCACAAACAGATCGTGTTCAGCCGTGCGCCGCCCGCGTATCTCCGGCGGCTTCAACCATCCGAAGAAATGCCGCGCAGCATCCGGGTTGCGCGCATTGATTGCCGCCGTCAGTTTGGCGCGGTTGATCCCGCCCGTGTTGATGTCGAAGCTGACCAGCGCGTCGAATTGATGTTGTGCCAACGGCACCTTGATTGCCGCGTTGACCCGGTTTTCATACTTGACGACGTCCGCGCGGAACACCGCAAGCGCCCGGTCAACCGCCGCGTCGATCTCGTCGGCGCCCGGATAACGCCCGTTCATCTCGCGTGGATCCACACCACCCGCCGCCGACGTATGCCCAACGCCGTAGGTCCAGACGCCGACGCTATCGCGGTAAGGCGCCGGCACGATCCCCTCGTATTCGCAGATTTCAATCAAGCCTTGGTCCGAGACGTGCACATTGCCCTCCGGTTTTCAATCCTCGCCCTTGCGCGGCAAGATCGTGAAAGGCTCACTTTCACGACGCACCCGCTTTGGCGGCGTGGCCCATGATAACCACTGCATCCAAATTGGCAACAAGTCGCCCAGCGGCTGCACGATCGTCCACACCGTTTCAACCTGGTAGGTGCCCGCCGGCAGGTGTCGGCACCGTGGATCCGATGGTGCCCACCATGCCAAATCCTTGCCTATCACCGGCCCGGATGTCGGCTGGTATGTGAACGGCCCGCTTGGCGCCTCACACACCGTCAGGTTAAACCCACCCGGCACCACTTCCCGGACCAGCACGACATATTTGATCAACGACGGCCTGTGAATTGTCCTGCTATAGCGCAGTGCAGGCGACCGGCCTTCGATGGCGTCTGAAAACTCAACCTCGCCCGGATCGAACCACAACGTCGACGCCGGCAACACCGCGCCGCCGACATAGGTCAGCACAAACGCCCAGAAAAGCGCCAGCCGGATGCCTCGCAGAATTTTCATGGCGGTTTCCCCAAAAGTAACGCGCGCGCGAAGTCAAGTAGCCGCTCAGCGTTGACGATCAACACCACAAGAAAGATCACCACCGCCGCGCCGCGCCCGGATACAAAAACAAAGCCTTCCAACCGGCTGTAAAGCTTGATAATCTTCAGCAAGACCGGCACATCCTTGATGATCTTCCGCAATGCCGACACTTCATCCCGGTTGAACACATACGAGGCCGCGGCCGCATCCCCCGCGACGCCACCGGCAACAATGGCTTCCATCTTGCCAATCAGGTCAGCAAGTTTCGCTTGTTCATCGCTCATCCCCAACGCACGCAACCCCGCAGCCGCGCCCTTTCATTCCGTTTCAGTAGGCTTAATGCCGCCGGGGTTGTGTTGTTATGTGACCGCCCGGCCCGGTGTCGGCTCAACCGTTGCCGGCGTTTTGCGCAACCTGTTCTTCAAGTTCCTCGATCTTGGCGTCGCGCGCCGCGATTTCCGCGCGCGCCTGCTTGGCAAGGTTCAGCGTTTCGGCTTTCAAGTCATGAATGATTTGCAGCAAGATTTCCGGGTTCATAGGATGCTCACACTCGTTTCCGTTTGGGCGCCCTGCAACCGTTGCAATTGCGCCAACGCCTTGGCCTCGCAATCGGTAACAAATGTCGGCCCTGCGACCTGCGCCGCGAAATCCAGGATGCGCGCCTTGCGTGCGTCGAGGTCGGCGGCGCTTTCGCCATCGACCGGCACGAACACGGAAAAGTCAACGAATGGTTGCCCCGCCTTTGGCGCCGGGATCGCAATCCGCCCGTAAACGTCCGTTACGCTCAAATCGCCTTCACGCGCCGTCAGCCGATAGTTGACCCGCGTCACAACGTCGG